TCTGAGTAGAACTTCTACTAGCTTTTCTCTTCCTTGATCGTCGAGTACGTTAGTTACTTCGTCTAAGAACAATATATTGATTTTAGACTTTGAAATACTACTCATTAGCTTACGAATTGCTATCAGAGTAGCCGTGTTTACTCTTGCCAATTCACCGGATGAAAGGGCTAGAATGTCTACTACATTACCATTATCGGTAATTTCTACATTTAATTTATCATTTGAAACAACAAACTCTAGGGTAAAACGACCATCAGACAATTCGGCCAAGTATTCATTGGCCATCTCTTCAAGTTCTCCAACTAAGTTTTCAATCTTATATGCTAGTAATCCGTTTGTACTAAAAGACTTCTTTAATACTTCTAAGTCAGATTCTAACTTTTGATTTCCTGCGAGTTTACCGTCGTACTCTTCTTGCTGTTCAACGAACTCGGCTGTCTGCTCCTGAATAACTTGTATACGAGTGTTTAGCTTTGTTCTTCTTTCGTTTTCTGCCGCATTTTCTGCGAGCTGTTTCTTTGATTCCTGTAATCTGTCTTGAACGAGAAATAAGCTGTCTTCAAGCTGTTCTTGATCCAAAATAGCCGTAGGCAGAGTTCTGTCGAATGAACGTAACAAATCTTCACAATCTCGTTGAGCTTTTTCACTCCGTTCGAATTCTGCATTGTTCTCTTTAATCTGTACAATTCGAGGTTTAATCCCATCAATCTTCTCCTGTGCAGACATGAGACTCGCTCTCTCGCCCGCAATCATAGCCTTCTCTGCAGAAACATCAATAGGTTGCTTGCATGTCGGGCATTCTTCTTTTAATTTTTCTAACTTTGTGAGAGTCCGTTGAGCACCCGTAGCGGCTGCTTGTAAAGACCCTAACTCCTCTTGCAAATCATCATAAGATTCATACTCTAGTGCCGCAGAGTTTCTAACCGCCATCATATCAACTTGATCAAGCAGTCTCTTAAATTGATTGTTTGTATTTATTTTTTTATTTTTTTCAGAGATATTTTCAATTTCTACCATGAGAGAACTTAAAGCCTTCTCATCTTCAGATGTATCAATTTGTAAATCCAACATGGGTAGTATGAATGTATCACTCAATTTATTATCTTCTAACCATTTTTCAACAGTAGATAGCTTACCCGATATTGTTGAAGATATACTTGATACCTCCTTTGAAGCGGCTTTAAAGACCTCAAATAATTCAACGTACTTTTCTAGGTGTAATAGATCAATAAGAAATTTCTTACGGTTTGCATCAGTTGCAGTAAGAAATTGCAAGCTCGCATTAGTGTTTTGATATACTAGCTGCGAGAATGTTTTAAAGTCCACACCTAGAACTTCCTGTAACGTCTTATAAGTATTTGTAGCCGTATGACTAGAAATGTCATTGCCGTTCTTTTCGAGTTTTACTTTTATACTTGTTTTACGGTTTACCGTAATCTCATATCTATCGTCATCTTTTGTAAAGGATAGGTTTATGTTATACCCATCATTTATATAGCGGTTAGGAATGTCTGCTTTTTTGATCCCTTTTGAGTTTTTATTATACAATACCTCTTCGATAATTAATGGTATGGAAGACTTGCCCATACCATTAGTACCAAGAATTTGTGTAACAGTATTATCGTTTAATTGTAACTCATTACCAGAACCATAGCTAAAGCAGTTATCCCATTTCAATGTTTGTAGTGTAATCATTGTATGTTCCTATGATGTCGGGTATCTTATCAGGGTTAATTTCTAGTATGTACGTTAGATACTCTACTAGTTCTTCTTGTACTGTCATGTCTTTGTCCATGATTAAGGAGGCTTCAGACTTTCTTTTTACTACTTTTTTATCTAACAACTCGGAGTTCTTGACTCCTGCTAGATCCTGTATATCTCCTTCTACTTCATAGATCGTATGATCAAAGTTAGTAGCTTTCATCTCTTCACTACTTGTAACCGTTTTACGAATTAACTGAGGCAGTTTGAATTCTTCCCATAACCAACTCCAGTCTCCTTCGTTTATAAGTAAATAACCTGTTTTTACTTTGGTTCTGTGAAAAGAAGTAGTCATTGGACTACCTGGGTATACGATATTTCTTTGTGTATTACTATGAGAGTGCAAGTCTCCTGCAAACACAACTGGGAAATCTTCTAGTAAATCTAAGTTGATTTCTGGTTTTACGTGCGGTGGTATCTCTCCCCTGACATGAGTAAATAAAGGCTTAGTCTTATCAAAATGATCGATACTACCCTTTCTATGTATATCTGCATACGGCAAAATGCCATACCCAAGATCGTTATCAACGTATGAAATATCTACTACGTTAATTAGAGGGTTAATATCTCTAGAAACTTGCTTCAACTGTGTAAAGAATGTTTTATTCTTTTTAGTTGCTTCATGGTTTCCATCATAGATAATAGTAGGAATCTTTACTCCTCGAATAAACGTGAAGTAAAGTTCCAACTCTTCCATATTCGGTAGACGGTCAAAGAGATCGCCACCGATTATGTGCATATCACATTCTTTCTCTAGTTCGTAAACTTGTTGAAAAAACATTTGATAACGGTTTGTCGCCCACTTTACTGGAACGTTTTTCTGTCCCAGCTTAATGTGCCAGTCTGCCGTAAAAAGAATCATCCTACATTAAACTCCGCGTCGAGAGCTTCGTCATCAGTCTCTGCACCGTGGTTACGGAGACGGTCTAACAATTCTTTCTGTGCGTCCGCAGTAGGACGGGTCATAACATCATCCATAGACTTAAGTTCTGCGATAGATGTTAATTCGTCTGCTGTAAGAGCACGAGGCTTGCACTTCAATGCTTGGAGTTGGTACTCAACATTGTAAGGTAATGGGCCTGTCTTTACTCTCTTGAAACAAATGTCCCAGCCGGTTGAAGTATTAGTAGGATCTCCAAGATCTTCAGCAGCAGTAATAATCTGCTCCCACAACTTCTTCTTGAGGTTTGCTACTTTGACTACGCCATCGCTAGGGTCAATTACTTGACAAGCGTAGCTCCAGCCACATTTAAGGTCAGGATAGTACTCTCGTACCCAGTCTTGCTCTTTGTTGTTGAATCTTTCAGAATTTCTATCGAAAGATAGGCACTCTAAAGGAATGTTTTTACCATTCTCGCCTTCGATCCAGTAGACATAACGTGCAAGAATGTCGCCAACTACGCGCATCTTGTTATCGCCGTCTTTGTATTGAAAGGTATTGATGGATGATTTTTGGGCTCCGCCCGTTTGCTTATTAAATGATAATGCCATTAGTGTATAGTCTCCAGTGTGACTTCTTCATAGATGAACGTTATTTCGTCCGGTAATACTATGAGTAGCCTGTTATCGTTGATTTCATCTAGAGGCACAGGACAATGTAGTGCGTCTAGCGTAGTTTTGTTATATGCAATATAATCCGCGTAGCTCCTCAAGGAAGCCAGTGCGTAATATATGCATAGTTCTTTGTGTGTGTACTTATAGGAATGGTACAGTAAGAAATCTCCATGAAGAAGAAAACTAGAACCTGTAAAATTTTTATTAGAATATTTATAAATACGATCAAACTTGTTACGAGGGATCTGTTCGTTTATTAACATTTCCATAATCGTGTTACAAGCAGGAATATTTCCCTCTGCCGTATCAAAAACCTTCTTCCAATCAAATAAGAGCACTATTATACATCCTTTTAACCAAGTTGTCAAGAATTATTTTTATTTAGGGGTTGAATCAAATACCCGTCGTTTCAGAGACGTACTGCTAAAGCGGTGCTCTCTTTTATTGAAGTATAGTTTTATACCTCTCATATCTTTGCCTGTAAATTTTTTATACTTATACTCTTCACCTAGTATGCGTATATCTATTGAATACATCTTTAGTATGTCTTCAAGGTCTTCTTCAGTTTCGTAAGGAATAATTTCATCAACATATTTTACAGCTTGTAGTTGAGTATATCTTTCTACTAGCGTCTGTACAGGTTTCTTAACGCCTGATACCTGTAGCCCACATATTAGCCAATCACACTGATCTGAAGCTTCGCGAAGCATTGCAACATGACCTGCATGAAGTAGATCAAAAACGGAACAAGTGAATCCTACTATCATAAGTACTTCATCTCCCAGCCTTGCTTCATATAGAACCCGACACGATTTGAGGCTTGTTTTCTAGCCGTATTTCCTTTCAGGTGTATATCTATTATAACAGGACTAATTTTACCTTCTTTCTTCCGAATCACTCGACCTACAAGCTGTGTCAATAGTGGTTCATTGTTTACGGGTGTAGCCAGTATCAAACAACTTAGTGTATCTACTGATATACCCTCGGAGAAAATCGCTTGCGTTCCATATAAAATGTTTGCATCTCCGTAGAGAATTTGATCTACAAGCGTCTCTCTATCCTCATGTGCAACTTCACCAGTTACACAAATTGCTTTATCTCCGCTTAACTCCGCACACGCTTTCAGAAAAGCTACTCGATCACTTACTACTAGCACTTTGTGTCCTCTTGCGGCGTAGGCCGCAGCAAGCATGGATATAGTGTGTCGGTACTCTTCATCATTCGATAACTTTGTTACTCGGTTAGCCCAAGGTATTTTAGCACCATCCATGAAACGAATCTCGGAAGATACTAAGTGTATTGTAGGGGTCATATAGTTTTCTTTTGGCGGTTTAAAGAGAGTATTACCAAAGTAATCTCTGAACACAACGTGTTTACCATCCTTTCTTTCTATAGTACCCGACAGACCTATCTTATATCTACAATAGTTTGTATCTAAGATTTTGGAAAAAGTAGGACTACTAACATGATGCATCTCATCTAGTATGATAGTCCCAAACTCCTT